TTATTGAACCTGCACCTATTCCTATACCAGCTTTTTTACTTATATACCTAACAATAGAAGTAGCAGTAGCATTAATAGAATCAAGACTGTCTCCAGACTCAATGAGTACACACGAAGAAAATTGTCTAGTCGGCGTTCTAACACCTGCCATAATCGGCGTAGGTAGTGATATATAAAATTGAGATATTGCATCATAATAATCCTTAACGTATTTTAATCTATTTTCTTTATATGAACTAAACAATGTCATTGCAATCATCATATAAAGTATCTGAGGAGTTTCGAATATTTGTTTTGTTCTTCTATCTTGAACTAAATATTTACCTCTGAATTGTTCCATACCAGCATAAGTAAATGTGTCATCTCTTTCATGCTTAATATAATTACCTAACTCTACTTGTTCATCTTCATCATATAACTGAGTTATTTCACTATCATATACACCTAATTCTACATTTCTTTCTATAATATAAGTTAATGGTGGCACTTGATATTCACCATAAGCTTCTTTTCTCATTTTATAAGATATAAGACGAGCTGCTACGAATTGATAGTTTGGTGTATGTTCTGAAATAAGTTCAGCTGTTGATTTGATAAGTAGCTCATGGATATCATAAGCGGGAATCTTATCATAGAGTTGGATGTTGGCTTTTAATTCTATTTCAGACATTGATACGCCTGATATATCTTCAACTGCCCATTCTAAAACTTTGTGAACTTTATCTAAATCAAATGGTTGTATCGAACCATCTCTCTTAGTGACATTAATTGTATTTGTTCCATTCATTATATTATATATTATATCACAAATCCCGTGATTTGTAAACCTTTATTTTACTTTTTTTTCTAAATCTTCGATTCTTTTGATGAGACTTGGATATCCATCAAATTCTTCAATACCGCATTTAGGATGAGCATCCTTTTCTAATAACTGGAGTCTATTCATGATTCCAGGATATTTTTCATGGAACTTCTTTTCTTGTTTGATTAGGTCAATACCAAGTCTTTGTTCTAACCAGGAATCGAACCTAAGTAGCCAGGCCGGCTGATATATTTTCAATAGTAATGATATAATACCCTTGAAAATATTTATTACAAGGCCAATCACGTTAGCCTCTTATCTCTTCTTCAGTAGTTGGTTTATCAATTTTAATACCAACACCTTGGCCTTTATCTCCATCGGGCATTGTCACGTTCCTATAATATATAACTACTTCGCCCAATTGTTTTATATATCTCTTAAGTTCTTGCATATCTTCAGCCATGACTTTATAGTCACCAACTGTAGTTGCAACAAAAACTACTTCTCCACCATTCAATTCTTTCATATCATCCATAAATCTATCTAGATATGTATAACCTTCTGGCCAATCTGGATTTTCTCTTTCTGATAAATCACATGCTTTAGGTCTTTTATCATCTACCTTTTTACATGGATTTGCAATTCTTGCTTCTGAAACAACATACCATTGAGGTGCTGTTAATTGAACCGCACGTGGTAAGTCCGGTTGCATAATTTCTATTTCTATTGGTTTAGATACTATATCTATTTTTTTAGTAGGTATTAAACTACAACCACTAATTATTAGGATTAGTGAGATTGTACAAAGCTTCTGTATCATCTTCAAGGCCCTCCATCACGGCTTCACTTGCATTATTAAATCTATTTTCAATTAGTCCAGGCTTTTTAGTAGCAAGTAAATCTAAATTATGCCTAGAGAATATCGCAAGATATTCAGCTTTTTCTTGTTCTATTTGAGCATTTACTCTACTCATATTCTGTAAAGCCTTGCCTTGTCTTTCGTATGATTCTCTTAACGATTCTATTGCTGCAGTTTGGTCAGCGAGAGCTGTTTCAAGTTTCATGTTATTTTGTTGTAAGGTTGTATTCTCATTATATAAGTACCAACCTCCTAAGCCTAACACTAGTATTATTCCTATTAACGCTTGTTGCATTATGTATTCTCCGAAATATATTTTTTGATAGCGCCAACAGTAGTTAATAGTTCTGCATCTTCATCAAGTATTTCAATTTCAAATTCTTCTTCAAATTCCATTATTAACTGTACAGTATCTAATGAATCTGCGCCCAAATCTTCCATTAGGTTTTTATTGTCTGTGACCGCATCAATATCTACATTTAATTGGTCTGCTATAATTTTTTCAATCATTACTCATCCTCTATTTTATATTTTAGGCCTTGCATGCCTCTGAGATGAACAGTTTTCTTATTTTCATCTCTAAACTTTAATTCTTTGAAATTTGATTTGATAATCTTTTTGACGTGATAATATACTTGGTCGTCTTCATTACCCCATTGAGAATCATATGAAACAGTAATTGTGTATCTTACTTTCCATATACCAGTGAACCAGTAATAGAACCTTTTGATGTATCCCCAAGTTTTAATAACAAAATTTTTCATATTATAATTTATTTATATCTATATTAAGAACGTCCATTACGATTTTTCTTAATTGTTTTTCGTCACGACCTATTTTTTTACTATAGTCGTTAAATTTAATTGTATCTCTGCGTACACTTACGTCTTGGCCATATATATCATACCCAGCTTTTTTAAATGCGTCTTCTACATCCCTTCCATAAGCGCCGTTTCTTAATTTTAACTCATGATTACGATAATATCTAAAATCGTTTTCATCAAATTCATAGGTATTAGTTTTAGAATTGTATCTACCTTCGTCTATTTCAGCTTGGCCTTTGAGCATTCTTTTATTTCTTCTATCTAGTATTCTTCTAACAAAGGCTTTACCTTCTTTAGTTCTACCATCGTAAACTTTTTTCTTATGTTTTTTGTGAGCTGCTTTAGGCATCATATCAGCTGGCATTGATACACCACCGCCACCTACTGAATTTGCTGCAGCGTCTTCCCACATAGCTTCGTATTCTTTAAATGTTCTTTTCATTTTTTCTTTTTCCTAATCTCTTTACCTATCAATTTTATGTCAGATTTATTTAATTTTTTCTTTTTTCCTTTACGTTTAAATATACTAAATACTTTTCTACGTGATTTAGGAACTACTAATGTTAGTAATATTGCTCCTAATGTCACACCACCACCTATCATAGCTTTTGCAAAAATAGATGCAGCTAATTCTGCTGATATTTTTTTACCAGCGCTTGCGGCTAAAGCCATAACTAATTCTGTTCCAGCTGCTTGTGTTTTTATAACAGTAGTTAAATTATATTTTACAGCTATAGCACCTACAACTGTTGATTGTATTGCTGTTCTTATACTATAAGCTGGAAGTAATAATTTGCCTGCATTAACTCCAGCTCGTACTAATCCTGTAAATATTATTCTAGCTCCTAATACGACACCGGTAGTTGTAAATATTCCTTCATCTAATTCATATTCTTGAAAAGTAGCTATTGTCATAGTTTTCCTCCAGCTGCTGCAAAAGCAGCTAAAGCCATATTTTTCTTTTCTTCGTCAGTCTTACCTTTAAATTGTGGAGCATCAGATTTCATGAAATCTTTTATCCATGCACCTACTCCATCAGATACAGACAACTTTTCGTATAATTTGAATGAAATTACCGACATATATCTCCATTGCTTATGTAAATATCTTGATTAGTCTTTGTATGTTTCACTCTATATATATTTATATTTTGAAACTTCCCGATTGGTTCTTGTAAACTATCTACGACCACTCTTGTATTTTTTAATGCTATTACTTCTCCAGTTATTGGTGATGCCATATCTTCTGTTAATATATAATTACCCGGAAATAGATTTGAATCATCATCTTGATACCAAGTGCTTTCACTTAAATCATATGGGTCAATTTCTATATCTAATGCTTTTTCTAGCATTTCCATCATTTTCTCATCTGACATATTAGTATGTTCTCTGATAAGAAATAAAGCTGCTCCATATCTAGCTACTACAGACCTTCCACCAGGTACTTTACCTACAAGCCTTTTAAGATTAAATACGAGTCTGTGAAAAACAGTATAAGCAGATTTTTCTTCTGGCTTAGTTCTTTCCTTTGCTCGTTTTATAAGTTTGCCTTTTCCATCTATTATACCAAGTTTAAAAGCTTTAGTTTTCTCGAACGGAGTGACGAGCAATTTCAAAAATCGAAATGCGTAAAATAAATCTCCTGCTCTTGATACAAATGACATTATAGTTCTCTTAATACCTCTACTATGTTTGGGTCCATTACAACCTCAACCTTTTCCTCTTCCGGTAGATAGTGAAGATAGACTAAGAATGGTTTAATATATTGATAATGATTTTCTTCTATTTTAAACCACATCATCTTATTACAAGATTCTATACCAAATACATTATATAGAACAATTATATGGTTGAGAATTAATCTTTCTTGTAATTCTCCATGTTCTTCGTATCTAGTAAGAAGCCTTTTAAGATACTTAAATCTTGAAAGGTCATTCTTAAACTCTTCAACATCCGTACATTCCGGATTGTTATACTTTTGAGCTGCAAAAAGCTTAAAGTTCTTATTATTTAATTCATCAAAAATTTTCATCATATAACTATATATAATCAGATTACATATCGTCTAATTCTTTTTGAACCGCCTTTAAGTTTTTATGCTTAGACTCAACTCCTAAATTATCCTGTGCGAACTTAACAAGTTTAGAATCTGGTCCAGATATTTCAACGTCGTCATATCCATAACTTGAACCTACTACTTTTACTTTAAGACCAAGTTTCTTTGGATTATCTCCGCCGCCTTCATGTCCAGCATAACTTTTTACAGTAATTGTGCCTTCATTGACTTCTTCTTCATCTTCTTCAGAATCAGATGATTCATCAAACATGCCTGAATCTTTCATCATTTTCATGGCATCTGCTTTAGCATTTCTTAAATTTTGTCTATTGATTTTTTCAACAGCTTTCTTAATAAGCTTTAAACGTTTATCCATATCAGCTTTTGATAAAGCTTCTTCTAAATCTTCTTCATCAGATTTAGCTGGTTTAGCATCAATTTCTTCAGCTTTAGCCTTATAGTTTTTATCAACGTAATCAAAGAATTCTTTTTTCTTAGAATCATCTAAATCTTTAGGGGAATCAACACCAAACTTTTTAAGTGCTGCACTAAAGAATTTTTGATAAGCTTTTTGCTTTTCAGATTCTTTTAATTTATCTTCGTCTACTTTAGACTCAGCTAATTGTGGAAATGTATCTTCGATTTCATCTTCGTCCATAAGATAAGCATCTGATTTTAATAGTTTAATAATGTTTTTTCTATCACCTATTATATCAGCTGTAGTATTACCTGTTGATTTAATTTTAACTTTAAACTTTTTTTCAAGTTCTTTAGTTAATCTGTCATCACCGATATAGTCTACATCTAAGGTATCTTTACCACTTTTCTTTAGCTTTTCGCTAACACTAATAGTTGCTTCATTAACAGATTCATTTTTTTTATGATAATCTTTTAAATCGCTTTCTAAGTGACGTATACCGTATTCTAAAGCATTTTGGCCTGAATTTAATTCTTGATAAGATTCTTTATAATCTCCATCAACCAGTTCTAAATCTTCAGGTATTTGCTTTATTAAGTCTCCTGTTTTATCAATAGCTTTTTCTAAATCTCTAACAAGTTTTTTTTCTTTAAATCCAAATGCTTCTTTAACTACAGTACCGTCTTCCTTTTCTCCGACTTTCTTGCCTTTATGTTTATCAGCAAAGTCTTTTTCACCAGAATCTTGTCCTAGTTTACCAGATGGTTTTTGTGGTTGTGCTACTTCACCAAGTGGTTCATGAGTCCAGCCCATTTTAGTATACTTCTCATGGTCTGCTTTATTCATGATTTTTACTTTTTTACCAGTTTCATGGTGATACATCATATGAGGATATTTTACTTCCTTTGTTTTTACTGGAGCAACTTCTTGCTCCTTAACAGCTGGCTTGCCTTCGAGCACGTCGCGTACTGTGCTAGCAATGCTTTTTGTTATATCATCGTTAAATAAGTTGTTCATTTTTTCTCTCCGTTTTAACTACTTAAATGAATTATATATTCCCAAGTTATTGCTGATATTAAACCAACTATAATAACCCAAAATATCTTGTTTATTACATTAACCGTTTGTGCATTGCTATTAACTAATTGCTCAACGCGGTCTATTCTATTTATAAGACTTTGTATTTGTTCTGACTGCTGCTTATTAAATTCAGCCAATGTCGAAATCTTTTCTTCAGCTCTCGCAAGCGCTATAATCGCCTGAGCCATCTGGTCCAATTTCTCTTCTATACGGTCTAACCTTTGTGATTGTACTGTATACACTTGTTTAATTTCCTTATTGTCCATCTTTGAATATTATCCTACATTTGAGTTTATTATACCCTTTGATTAATCGGTGATATTCACCTTTCGGTATATCGAATATCATGCCAGGTTCTAACAAATATGGAAGACAGTTTTCGTATTGAAACCGCCAACCTTCACCTTCGAGGACTTCAATCTCACGAGCTTCATTATCACGATGCCAAACAAATTCTTCGTCGTCTCGATCGATAAAGAATTCTCTTAATTCTCCGCCTAGTTCTTTTTCGGATATGAAAGGAAGTTCTACCAAAAGTAATTACCTCCACCTTTCAATCCAAGTTCTTTTGCATACTTTGGTAATCTGCACGCCCAGTATCCTGCCGACATCTTATCATTTTTTGTATCGCAATTATGTCTAGAAGCGAAGTTTCGAGCTGCGTCTTTGTTGTTTATCTTTGCAGTTAAACCACCCTTTGCATCTCCAAAATTTATTTTCTTAACATTTCCAGTCGTTGGATTTTTTACATATACAACATATTTACTAGGACCTGAAGACCTTTTAGGTTTATTTAGTTCAGGACCTTCAATCATAGGTTGTTCTAATGGAACGTGAGCTCCTTCAAACAAACCAAATGTAGTTCTAAATTCATTAAAGCTTATCATTTTACTTTACAGCTTTTAACTTTTTCATAGCATCATTAGCTTGTTTAGTTAATTCATCTATTTTATCGTAATAGCTATATAATTCTTTTTTGTGTTTTTGTTGGTCTTCTTTTGACATACTTTCTAAAGACCCTTTCATGCTTTCTAATCTAAGAATAGCATTCTCATATTTACCTTTAGCCATTCGGAGCTTTTTAATTTGTTTAGAAGTTTTAGCCATTTGTTTATTAAATCTTCTATCAGCTCTTCCTTGTTTATTATATCTCCTATATAGGAATTTACCAGAACCCCACATAGTTTTGATACCGTTTACAACTAAAAATTTAATTATAAGACCTAATAGCTTTAATACTTTCCATATAAACTCTTGTAATTCAAAAACTACCTGACTAACTACAGGACTTAATTCTTGAAGATTTTTTAAGTCTTCTTCTGTAATTTCTTTAGAAGGTTTTTTACTTAAATTTCTGTGTTCTTTAAATGTTATCATCGTTTTAAATCGTATCTAAACGAACGTCCTCTGGTTTGACCTGCTTTAGTTATTTTAAATCTAGCTATTCTTGCAATCTGGTTAACATGTTCAAGGTTGCCTTTTTTCATGTCTTTTTCTAGTTCTAGTTTTACTTTCTTCCATATAGTATCTAATATGGAAGAGTCATCCATTACTAATGGTGCTTCATCTATTTTAGCATGTTCTTTAAAGTTTTTCATTAATCCCTTGGTGTCGGCTTAGATAATATATCTCTAGCTTTTGCTTTGTTTCGTTTTAACATTTCCATGCCATCATCTATATAACTAGATAAAGTACCATAAGGTAATCCTTTCCATTTTTTACCGTCTTGATGAGCAAGATATTTAGCGATTCTTAATCCATCATAAGCTCCACCATCATCTCGTGTATACATACCTTCTTCTAGTGGTAATGATTGTAGCCATTTTTCTATTTTCTTTTTAGTTCCATGAACTGTTAATTGTACACCTAAAACACCGCCTTCAAAATCAGTATCTAGTCCAGCTTTTTGAGCAAGTTTATCAGCGATTTTTGCAGTTTTTCTTGACATATCAACTAGCTGAAATTTGTCTTCGTTAATAGATTCATTAACATCATCTTTAAGTAATTTCTTAATCTTATCAAGAGCTGATAGTTTACCTTTTCCTAAGTCGTTATAATGTTTTATTAACTGTCTTTTTTGCATACGAGAAAGGTCTTTTGATTTTAGTTCAACGCTTCTTTTCACAATACGAGAAAATGCTTGTGCTTTCTTTTCAGCTGGTTTTACTAAAGCTTGTAAATTTTCTTCAACTGATTCATTTTTAGCTAGATGTTTTTCGAAATCTTTTTTCTTTCCTTTATCCCATAGGTCTCCCAATTCAACATATAGTTTAGAATTAATCATTTTTCCTGGCTTAACAGCATGAGATACTCTCACCGCTAGCTCTTTGGACATTCCTTTAAATCTATCTAACGCTCTTTTAACTAAAGCTTTTTGGTGATGTTTTGGTCCACCTATTTCTTCAATTTCTTTTCTTACTTCTTTTAGCTTTTTCATGCTGAAAAATCCTCCGCATTTTTGTCTAACCAATCGATGAATTCATCTGGGTCGTCTGTTGCAATTTCGCCATGGTCAAATGCCCAACCAAATAAAGCTTCTTCAGCATCAGCTGGAAATTCAAGACTTCCTTTATCTAGAGTCTTTTTAATCACTCTACCATATTTTCTTTTGATTTGTCTTTGGTTTAAGTTTTTCATAAATCCTTCATTAACAGATTCATTAGCTAATCTTAATGCATTCATGACAACTGGATCGTCGCTTAATCCTTTTTTTAATTTTTCGATAGCATTAATAGCACCTGTCATATTACCCATGTAATATTTCTTATCAAAGGCTATTTTAACTGCTTTTTGAACTAATCTATCTGGATATGATTTAGCTTCGTTAACCTCTTTACTTTCCAAATTAGTTTTTGCTTTACGGCCCAATTTTTTCTTAATTTTCTTTCCAGCATTTCTAAGTTTATTCATAATCGTATCAAAAATACCTTCAGCAATTTGTGGTTTATTAGGAGTAAATGTACCTTCCCACATAATTTCAGCTCTGGTTGCATCTTCAACAGCATATGCTAATTCTTCTCTTGTCATAGTATCACCAGCACCTAATTGTCTTGGTAATTTTTCGAATTGTTTATTCATTTCATTATAAACGAAACCAGCTAAATTTGAATCACCCATACTAGCTGAATTCTTTTTAACTAAAGCTTTGAGGTATTTGTTCATTTTTGCATTTTCTTTACTAGCTAAGGCTTTCATTTTATCTTGTGGGTCTGTACTTTTGCCTGTTAAAAATGCAAAATAGTAATCACCATCATTAACTGGATAACTAAGTGCCATAAAACTGTTTGCCTTATTTTGATTAGGTTCATATACAATCATATCAGCTTCGTTATCCAATATCCACTGTTGTTCTTCTTTATCGATACCAATTTTCTTAGCATATTTTTCTATAGGCATTTGTTTTGACATACCTTCTGTTAAGAAATTTTCTCTTAGTTGTTTAAATTTAATCATTTTGCTTTCCTCATTGTTTCTTTAGCTTCTCCTTTACTTAAGCCGAATGTTGTATGTAGCCACTTATATAAATCTTTAGGTTGTCCTTCTACAGTCATTTCATTCTTTCTTTTATTCCAGTTGTATAAGTATACACCTTCTTCTTCCCAGTCAGGACTAAATTCTCTTGGGTCACCGACATCAAAATCTAAAACAACTCTTTGTGTCTTAGCTTCTCTAATTTCTTTAAACGTTCTCATATTTATTTTCCTCTTACTTTGTCGGCCAAGTCTTTGTCAGCCTTTCCCCAAGTTCCACTTGATTTTGTTGTAAATGAATTAACTCTTGCTAATCCCCATTGAACTGCATTTGTTCCAGGTCTATGTCCTGTCTTCCAAGCTGCAACTCCTCTTTGAAATACTTTCTTTAATATAGGTAATGGCATACCAGATTTATCAGCCTTTTTCTTTAAAGCTGCATCTGAATTTTCTACTACATAATCTTCAAATGTCAAATATTCTGCCATTTCACCAAACATCTTTTTATACTTTGGAAGGCCTGTGTGATATTTAGCTGCTGCAGCTTGTCCGTTTCTATTATTAATCTGAGTAGTTTCAGCTTCTTGACAATGAGCAGCTAGTGGTATATCTCCAGACTCTGGAGTATCTTTGAGATAACGAGCTGTAGTAGCATCTGTACCAAGCTCATTATATTCAGCTAATTCTATAGCATCAATCCAATATCTATTCTTACCAAGTTCAGATTCTACTATAACATAATTAGGACCACATACTACAATTTCTCCAGTAGTATTTGATTCTTTTATATTAACAATATCTCCTTCTTGGAATAGATTGCCGCCGATATATTCTTCTCTTCTTTGAGAAACAACTGGTAAGTCAACATGTTGTCTAAAAGTATTTTCTAATTTTAGACCCATGCCTTTTCTTACAGCATTGAATAGGTCAGTTGGATTGAACTTAGCCGGTAATCCTTTTGCAAAACCAGCTAAGTCATTCTGTTGAGCGGTCATGCGCATTTTAGAAGCAGACATTCCAGAAGTTCCTTCGGAATCTGGGTCTCTTTCTCCTGCGCTTACTACATTTATAGCACCTTCGAAATTATAAAAACCATGTCTAGAGTCGACACCATTATATTTGTTTAATAGTATATCAAACTCATGTACACGGTCGCTGCCTACAACCATTGTTAATTTAGTATATCCTTGGTCGTACAATTTCACTGCAATATCCAGTACTGTACGAACATCTTTATCTGACATTATCTGACGCGCATGTTTAGGAAACATTTTACGTAAAAATTTTAATTTATCTTTAAATTTTAATGGATTGTTTTTAGCATCTTCTGATTTAGATGCATATATTCTATAACTGCCGCCTCTTGATTGTTTTTTGATTTTATCAAATAGTTTTTCATGACCTATTGTAGGCGGATTGAAACGTCCAAAAGCGAACGTTATTTCTTTGTTGTTTTCAGTTAAATAATCACTGAATGATTGTATCGACATTTATATCCTCGGTTCCCATTTAGCCTGGATTATCCCAGCCTTTTATAATATCTTTGCTGAAGTTGTTAGTAGAGAATTCTAATCTGTCTACTAATTTAACAGCACCACCTTCCATTCGATCTATAGCCACAAAGCCTTCTACGCCGGTGACTTTAAATCCGGATTTTGTTTTAACAAACGTACCCATATTTGATAGTTTGTTTAGTTTATTTATAATAATTATTTTGCTATCTGTCACATAATTGTGTAAATCAAATATTAATTCTAATTGGTCTAAATTATCATCGCTAAAAAATGATAGTAGTTCATCTCTTTTATCTATTTGTACTTGTTTACCAGCATCTGAACTTCTTTTATCGATAGCTTTTGCATATCTATCTTTAACAAACATAATTAAACCTTTTGCGTGTTTAGCAGTATTTTCAATTCTTTGACCTTCTCTTACTTTTCTGTTGTTGTAGATATTGATAACTAGGTTTAATTCTTTATTATCTTCAATTTCTTTTAATGATTTTGATGCAATCTTTTGGAATACTCTACCAGCATTTGATAGATTTGAATTTAACATAGATGTTTCTGATGCCGTTAATGTTGCTGTACCTGATACATCTTTTAGTGTTGCATCGTCTTGCCAAACGTCTCTATCTTTTTTTAATTTACTAACTATATCTCTACCAAATTCAGCCTTCATTGTTTCAAATGATTTGCCACTGTACGATGTATGCCAAACTATACCAATCTTAGCTTTCTGTATATCTTTTGCTAATCTACTACCAAGTGGTACAGCATATAAGATAGTATTAGGATGGAAAGTAATATATCCAACTCCATTTATTCTCTCCTTTTTTAAATCACTTGCATCAAACATAAAATCTCCTTGGATAACATCTTTGATGCCCAAGTCTTTTAAATGGTCAAATGCAAGTTTTAGTTTTTTACTTAAATCACCTGATGTATCTGCATCGATATCAGCATGACTCTTATAAATTTTTGGGGATTTAGCAAATATGCCTTTTTTAGCTACGAAAAATTGACCATCTTCTGGGTCTTCTCCAGCAAAAACGGCGGGGGCTCCGTCCCATTTGACAGTAATATCTATAGGTGCTTTAGTATTACCGCTCAACATATCACGCATACTTCTTAGTGCGTTGATAGCTTGGCGAGCCCCCTTAACTCCTCCGTCAAGTATTAAATCCTCAATATGAGTCATATGAGTATTTTTACCTGCGGCTTCTGATAAGTAGTTCTTTAATGTTTTCATTAGTTTCCGAATTTCTTTGGTAGATTAAAATGTTTCATGAAAGGAGGAGTCACTGCCCAACTTCCATCTTCTGATTTTACATAACAAGCCGAACCAGTTTGTTGTCCATATCCTCTGATATGTAATCCAGCTTTCACACCATGTTTATCAATAGGATATGTTTTCTTAAGTAGTTCAGTTATTGTTTCTGTTGGTTCACCCTTTAAAAAGCAATTGGCAGTAGCAGGATGATTTTTACCAAATTTATTTGCTCCACTAAATACTTCAGTTGATTCGTCGTTATCTAGCCAGATTCCAGTATTGTTCTTTTTATCTTTTACAAACCAATGCATTGTAGGACTTCTTTCTCCAATCTCTCCAGCATTAAGTCTTTTATGCATATCCATTATAATTCTAATTGCTTTACTTTCACCAAATATCTGTTCCATTCTTTCTGGCTTCATCCAATTTTCTATAAATGTAGCATTATCAGCTTTTAAACTATATTTTAATTCATCACCGTATCCTTTTAAGTTTTCAGCTAGTTTTACATATAAGTCTGTTTTAGGATTACCACCTATGCCTTTTGGTGTAGGAGGAGATGATAATTCAGTAATATGATATTCTTTTCCTCTATGTTCAAATTCCCAATTCCCGCCTGAACCATTTATAAACACATTAGCAATTTGTCCTTCATGGCCATGGCCACCCTTAAAAGGCTTCCAGACATCTGGATTAATTTTATCTTTTAAATCTACTTGAATGTAATCTACTTTTTTACCGGACGGTTTTAGTATTTTACTTAAAGGTAATCTATACTCGCTTCCTTTATATTTGATTTTAGCAGTATAAGACTTACCGTTTACTTCTAAATCTTTTTCTTCACGGTCTAAGATTTTGAATTCTTGACCCTTTTTGATTGTTTTATCTGTAGGTACACCTTCTAAGTCTAATAAAACTGAATCTTTATCAGCTTCGTAATCCATATTTTGGTCTGCGGCTTTTTCTACATACTTGTAAAAAGCACCGGTAGGTTGTGAATAATTGACTGTTCTACCAGATAAGGTTGCTTCGTATATAAAAGATTTTAAGGTTTTCATAGTACTCCCGTTAATATTTCGATAATACTATTTATAAACTTTTAATTGTCAGTTTTATTTTCGATATAAAAAGGATTGGGTATTATATCGCCATTAGTTTTGATACTAATGATTTTTTCTTCGTGTAATTTTTTGACACATCTTTCGGCGCCCTCACGAACGCCAATGTTGAATGATTGATATCCACATGCAGCAACAATAATTGCTAAAAAGACGTATTCCATTATTATCTCTGGTAGATGTATAAGTCAATACGCTCAGCATGTCTAAGAGGTAAAGACTGGTCGTAAGCCCTAGGATGCCTGCCATCAGCTCTAGCATGAATGGTCCTAGGACCTCTTGCTTTAAGAGCGACGCGATATTGTTCGTAATATTGACTCCCATACCCGTCTTTCTTCTGACGGGAACCATATTTAAATCTTCTTAAATCCGCATTAACAACCTTTATTGCTTTACGAATAGTTTCAATTTCTAACATATCTGAAGCACTTCCAGTATGAAAGGTTTTTATATAACTGTCTGAATATCTCATTTTAGTGTATTGGCCTCCCACCTAATGTGTGTAAAAAGAATTGACCTGGAATATCATGTCCGGTTCTTATAAGAACTGATTCGCACATGTTGTCCCAAGATTCATTAACTGTTTCTGGGTTTTTATCACAAGCCCAAGCTTGTTCGACTAAATCTAGCTCAATGTCTAGAGGTATATCTGTAGCAATGTGTGTTAGTGATAATATCATCTGCATGCCTCCTCAAATCTTTTCATTACAAGTTTTTCTCTTAATGCGTCCATATCTGCGAATGCGAAAAACTCGTCCCATGAATCTGAAGCTGGTGATGGTGACCCTGCAGGTCTATCATTTACTTCGTTGACTACTGACATTCCTGACAGTTTAGATACATCTTCAGCGATGTTCTCTAAAAGTATTGTATTTGTGTTATTTGACATTTTTAACTCCTTATTTAATTATCTAATATGTATATTATATCATAGTCTGGCGCAAATGTAAAGGATTATTTCACCTAAAAGTGAAAATAATTTGCAGAATAGTGTTGTTTAAAGTAAGGGGAGCTGAACGCTCCCCCATGATGTCAATAATAAAGGAGTGTTATACTTCTTTTGCTATAAAAGTGTATACACCGTAAGCAAGGGCTACCCAAGCTACTATGTCAACTAAGCCACCTAGTAGTAGGTATGCTAATGATAATCCGACGATAAGTCCGCCGTCCCATGAAGTTCTTTCGCTCCATCGGTCCATTAACCATGCTTTTGCTGTATTTAACATGTTCATATAGTTTCTCCGTCTAAAGTTTAAAGTCGGCAAAAGAGTCATTACTTTCTCGTTCACCAAACTTGTTAATCGGCTTATCTGGCACCATTTCTTGCATAATGTCTGATTGAGCCGACTCCTCTACATCGTATAATTTCATGCGGGAACGGTCCACACCAACTACAAATCTCTTATATTTGGTTGGATCGTTATATCTATTCTTCAATTGTTTTACTAGCATTTGGCCCAATTCTTCTAGTTCCTCTGTTGATATGAGAGCGAACATCAAATCAGCCGTTGCTGGTAAACCAAACGATTCAGATGTATCCTCAAGTCCGACGTCAGTATTACTGTACCCAGACCTAGTAGTCTGAGTTGCCGATACTATCGGTACATTGAATTCTACAGCAAGGCCACGCAGTTCTTCTGCGATAGCTTTAATGTAGGTATAACTATTTATACTTCCGCCCATGCCACGCATGCGACTTGAGGCACAAATATTTAAATAGTCAATATAAATCATATCAGGGCTAAAATTCTTTTTGAGACGTAGCTCATTAAGTAAAGCTCTGAAATGACCTGTGTGTGCTGAGCCAGTAGGATATTCTTTTACTATAAGTTTACCTACAGAGGCTTTTGCAATTTTTCCAATCTTATCATCAAATACCTTTTTAGGTAATGAGTTTAACGATTCAATTGGAAGGTTCATGAGGTTAGCATCGATTCTTTCAGCGATTCTTTCCTCAGCCATTTCCATAGTCACATACAAAACATTCTTACCTTGTTGTAAGACTGATGCTGCACAATGACACATGAATAAAGATTTACCTACGCCCGTGCCCGCAAGCGCGATGTTAAGCGTTTTATTAGGTAAACCACCTTTGGTTATTTTATTAAAATAATCTAAATCAAAAGGTATTCTATCTTCTTTACGATTATAGAAGTCAAACCTTTCATCACTATTGTCAATATAATCATGACCTATCTTTTGGTCAAATGATACTCCAAGAGCTTCAGATAGTATTTCAGGTATAGCACCTTCACTTCTTAATTTGTCTTTACCATCAATGATTGTTATCGAATCCATGATAGCATTATAGACTGCTCTTTCTTTACACCATTTTTCTGCTTCAATAATTAAATAATCAGTATCAACATCTGATTTATCAGCAATTTCATTTACTAATCTTTGAGCATTATTTAATATTTCTTCTGAAGCATTGACTTTTTTAAGTTCAAGTTCTAAGATTTTTGACGTTGGTAATTTATTATGTTTGCCAACAAATTGTACAATAAGGTCGAATACCGTTTTGTGTGTACCTTCAAAATACTCATTTTTTAAGTATGGTACTACTCTTCTACAGAATTCTTCGTTATGAAGAAGATGATTCAGTATGTGTGTCGGTAGTTGATTCTCCATGTCCTATTCCCATTATTGATTGATTAGTTTCTTTAGCGTAATCTAAAGAATCTGTTATTATATATTGTAGTACAGAACCTAAATAATTTTTGAATGCTTCATCACTATTAAGTTCGTCTACACTAAACTCGCCTGGGTCTTGGACTGTAAAATTAAAACTTAATGTTGCCATATCTAAGTTTTCGTCTTCTTTAACTCCAACTTGTCCATATACAACTATTACATCTTTCCAAGTCCCAGTTTTAAGTAGCACTCCGTGAAAAGCGCTTGCTTCGTTTTCGACTATCGAATAGTCTTTATCTGTTATTGTATACATTATTCAGTTTCTATATCAAGGTCAATATCAATCATTGGTCTATGACCGATTGAATAATACGTTTTGACAAATTCTTTAAAGTCAGTATTTTCAAAGACTGGTTGCCAGAACTTTTTCTTAAGAGTATCTTTTTCTCTTACTTTAGGTTCTAGTATTTCGCCTGTTTCCATATCAACTGCTGCATACCAACCAACATTTGGTTTAGTGACATATCCACCAGCCATTGCTACATCGAGCAATCCACTATATTGTTCTATACCACCTTCCCATGAAACGCTTATTGGAATTTTAGACTGTTCTTTTACAAATCTAGATTTCTCTACTTTGATTATAAAATGATACCCTTGAATTTCAGTACCTTTTTTATCTTGACGTCTTCCAATAATCCAGATATTATCTGCTGAATAGTAGATACCTGTTCCACCACCAACAACATCTTTTGGAAATAATCCAATCTCTTTATATGTATGGTTAACAGCAAGTAAAGGGATATTCTTCATAGTAAGATAAGGAGTGACCATTCTGAATAGTCCCTTTAATGCTTTAGCTCTCGTCATGTCAGCAACTGACTTTTCGTTGAGAGCGTCTTCCAACTCTTTCTTAGAAGCTAAGTTTCCAATAGAATCAATAACAACAATTACTTTATCGCCTCTTTCTATGTTTTCGAGTTGGCCTACTAAATCGAACTTAAGTTGTTCGACATCTGTAATAGGTGTGTGTAATACTCTGGATGTATCAATCCCAAACGTTTCAAAATAAGATTGTGGTGAACCAAACTCTGAATCGTAAAAGAGCATTACTGCATCTTCATATTGCTTCAAATAGGCTGCTCCCATCAGCAAAGCAAATGAAGTTTTAAAATGTTTTGATGGACCTGCTAGAACTGTAAGTCCTGAAGTAAGTCCTCCTTCGATTTCGCCTGACAATGCAACATTTACCATTGGCACATCAGTAACGATTATATCCTTTTCAGCAAAAAGTACTGAATCAGATAGAATAGCTGTATCTTTAATTTTACTATTCTTTTTTAATTTATCCATTATAGACATATTATCTTCTCCTGGCTTTTGACGGCCTATTAAATGCATCATTCATGCGTTGTTGTTTACGAGTTCTTGCTACTGCTTCAGCCTTTTTTCTTTTTCTTTTGGCTGTAGGTTTTTCATAGAACTCTCTTTTTCGTACTTCTTGTACGATACCTGCTTTCTCGCAAGCTTTCTTGAATTTTCTAAGACCGACATCAAAGGGCATTTCCTTTGCTGGTCTTTTATCCTTTGGATGTCTCTTCCTAGGACGTAAATCAATACTTGGCATAGTCACTCCTATTATTTATTTTCATATAGTATATTATATCATAAAATCAGTCAATTGTAAACTGTTTTTTTCATATTCATACGTTCTTTTTTTGTTATCTTGAACTAAGAACTTTGTGTCAATCATTTCAAGATTACCAGCTAAATATTCCTTAACCATTCTTGCTGGATGTTCAGCTGTAGTCACTGGCACATTTTGGCAAATATGATTTAATGACCTTTTAGGATTAAGTAATATAAAGTTATCTGGTAGTTTCATTAAAGATAGAGCTTCTCTTACTGTTAAATATCTATCTTCATCTGGATGAGTTAAGCATGTTGGCATATGACCGACAAAAGCTCCTATTTTATCTTTAGGTATTTCAGTTGTCTTTCTCATTATATTGCCACCTGCTTTCAGTTTATGATATTGTCTATCGCATTTCTTTGCTACATTATCATATCCTTTTTCACGCATCCATTTAGCAACTTCTTTATAAGTTGTTCTTTCTTCTATATAATCCATTGGATTAGTAGTTTTGTCTATTTTCTCTTGGAACTCACTATGGGTAATACCACCCTCTAACTCCTCTAATACATATTTATAATACGGCTCTTCGGAAGGAGTCTTATCGTTAGTTAATATTTGACTCATTGGGTCTTCTTCTTTTCTTTCAACTGCTCTTATATCGTCAGCTATCATGGTTGGTCTTTCTAATACGTAATCAAATAATGGTACTTCTTCTCCTTTCCAAAAGAAATAAAATGTTCTATCTCTTACTTGACTCAATCCATGTAATATCGATTTTGTTTTAAAGATACTAAAAGTATAGCCATTATCTTCTCCTATCTTTCTTAATCTTTTTACAACAGGTTCTCCCATCTTACTAGCTAACCTAGGAGCATTCTCTCCCCAAAATACTTTTGGTTGTACCTCACCAAGAACATATTCTGCAGACTTATACATCCATTCGTTCATAGGATTATTACTTGCAGCTGATGGACTCAGTGAGCTCAGCCCTGCACATGGGCATACAGTATTAATCACATGAACTTTTTCTGTGTAGCTCGCTCCCTCTGAGAGGTTCAAATATGGGACCTCATTGTTATAATAGTGTCTTAAGTGAGATTCATTAGCTTGAAATCCCTCGAACGTTAGAAAATACTTTGGCTTTTCTCCAAAGACATTTTCCATTGCTATTGTCTCTCCACCAATTAATGGTACTATACTCGCATAACTCATACGAAAAACTCCTCTAAACCTGCTGCTTCGATTCCATTCCAATATGGATAGAATTCTCTTGACAGATGAATTGATTGTGGCTTCTCCATATATTGAAAATCGAGTTCGCCTTTTTGATTATATAAATGTTGTGTCCATCTTATGATACCATATTCTTTTTCAATATAGTCATTAAACTTATTTCTTGCATCATTTCTTTCATTCCAAGAACCATAAAATGGTTGTCCTTTGTAATATCCTGATTGTGGTATTCTTCTATGTGGAGCTTCAATTGGTAATAATTCGTGTATCTTAGCTCCATACTTAAAAGCTTCTTCAATATATCTATCAGCTAAATCTTCTATTTTTAAACCTAATCGTATCACATGGTGACGTATGTCTATATTTCCAAAATAACATTCTAACTCTGTAAAGTCGTGTGGTATAAAATTATGAAATCCTTCGTTTAAAGCTCCATTCAAAGTCTTAAAAGGAACAGAATTTACTGTCCAGCCTGGACGATACATGCAGATGGAATGACTATCACCAATAACTATTTTACTAGTTGGATTAGGATAGTCCACTCTTTCAGCTGTATTGAACATTCGTTCTAGATTTACTAAATCTACTTCCATCCATTCCGGTTGAACTTCTTTCTTAGCAGATTCCAATTTCTGTTTAACCATCTCGTGATACGGCGGGAAGTCGATTCCAATTGAAAAGACTCTGCCTTTAAACTTAGAAAAGTTGACAGTGTTCTTAACATAAGGAAAACCGTATACGCCACCAAACATATTAATTCCACCAGACCAATCAGTGCCGTGATAGACCCAAAGACTATCATAAACATTGTGGTCTTGAATTTCTCCACCATAGTTAACATCGCAGTTTCCATATTTCTCCTTTATCATATCTCCATACATTACTCCTGCAGCTCCTCTATGAGAACCTGGCCTTTTGGCAATAGGAATAAATGGACAATTAATTATATTTTTCATTACTTATATTATAACATACTTTTTGAGTTTTGTAAACTGTTTATTCAAAAAACTCAGTAAGTGTATTTGTCTTCTGTACACGCGCTACGCGTCTACGCGCGCATGCACGCTCGTCTTCACGTATCTGTAGGTATACACCGAACTGACAAGACAAAACTTCAGTCCCGTAGTACTTGAGAGAATCCTGTTCGAACTCAAACAATTTAGTACCATCTTTTTTATTTATATTGAAAGCTTTAGGATGGAATACTACATTTTCTGTAAGTCCAATCTCATCGCTATTTTCTCTCATAAAATAAATTGCTTCATCATATAATTTCTTTGGAGCATCTGGCCACATTAATTGTATTGTATATACAGCTCCTGGACCAGGCGAAACAAATCTTTGGTCATGATGATACTTCATTTGTGGTAATACAGATGAAGAAGCAGCTCCATGAAATCCGTAATAATGTCCAATGCCAGGTTGTTCTCTTAAAAGAGTATATATTTCTGACATATGATTACATTGTTGCATTCTTTCTAAGAAACCAGTATCTCTAAAAGAAGATACCCATTCACATACATCAAACGCATGAAACTTTCTATCTGGTTGATTATAATATTCTCTACAGTAGTTTCTTGATGCTGTTTGAATAGATGTATGTAATTCTGTTGTTCCCCAAATTGGTTGCTTATTCTTAACAGCTTTATCTAAATTAGCTTTAATAAACGCTTTATAATCGTTATCTTTATCTGCTATTCTATCAAAATCTACAAACTCATTATCTTGACCTGATGCAAGAAAATGAACTCCTCTTCCACCATAGAAATGAGATATAAATGTATTACCAACGATATTCATAAGTGACATATCAGCACTAGCAATTTCAGTACCAATAAATCTCATACGGTCATCAAGTGTAATTGTTGGATGAAAATATTCTACGTCTTCATGTAATCCAAAATCATTCTTGCCATGACGATTTACTGATTCGTATTTCTCATCGATATAACCAAGTTGTATATTAGACCTTTCATTGATTTTATATAGAAACCAATTGAACTCTTTCATAAGTTCTTTATCGTAATTCAACCAATCGTAATTATATT